ACCATCCAACCAACCGCCAGCTGGTTCGATTGATGATACAGGTTCTATATCGACTTCTATTTGTTGACCATCAACATCAATATTTTTAAGGTACGCATCAATCTGTGCTTCTGTGGCTCCACTTTCTTTCATTAACTGAATAATTAAACCGGTCGTTATTGTGATGTCTCCAAATTGGCCTTTAATTGCGTTTATTTTACTATCCATTATAGCTGCAACATCATCTTGATTTTCTTTCTCTGTGAATTTGTAAGTTAATTCAACCGGAACCTCTGACTCTACCGGATCCATACCCAAAGCTTCCCGCCACTCACCAGAGAACAACTGGCCAAATGCCTCAGCTATCTTCTCGACCTGTTCAACGAACTGGTCAACTTTGTCGCCCATCCAACCCATTACTTCATCCCAGTTCCTCCACATCATGTATGCCCCAACCATGACTGCCCCCAGTGCAACAAGTAACAAAGTCATAGGTGACAAAACCAAACCAACTGCGGCCGCCATAGCTGTTGAAACTGCCCCAACTATTGCTGCGCCAAGCGCAAATAATTTACTAGCTACCCAAACCGCTGAAAAACCTGCAGCTAAAGTCACTAAATAAGCAGACAAACCTTCAATGGCGCTAGACAAAACAGGGTGTTCATCAGACCAAGCGCGGTAACTTTCCACTACAGAATCAATGATTCCTGTAATAACTTCCACAGTTGCGGTCAACGCTGTCTCCAATAACTTCAGAGCCTCAATTAACCCTCCTGCTATTTCCCCCATTACATACTCGCCAACATCGCTCCAAGTTTCAGATTCAGTAGACTCGAATATCCAAGCTTTCATGGACGCGCCAACTTCACCAACCCAAACAATGCCATCACCTATTTTTCCTGCTATCCAAGTACCGACATCGTACCAAGATTCGGACTGCGTGGAGTCGAACACCCACTTTTTAATAGATGACCCAATCCCGCTAATCCACCTGACACCTTGATTAAAACCATCTTGAATATTTTTCCACATTTTAGGCATATTTGTTTTTAAAGAACCCGCAACACTTATTAACCCCTCTTTAGTTGCGTCTTTAAACGTATCCCAAGCACCTACCCAGTCGCCTTCGAATAACTGACCTGTTGCGTCCACATACTTGCCCAATGTCTTTAAACTAGCTTTTGAAGCATCGCCTAAAAAATCGAATACAGGAGCGAAAAACTTACCTGTTTTCTCCATTATTCTGCCGATACCTTTTGTGATTTTACCAACCGACTTGCCAAACTTTTTAAACGTGGAAACAAACCCATCAATCGCCTTTTCAGCCGGCTTAGTCTGCACATCGACCTCCAACTCAATCGGTTCTTGACCATCTAACTCACGATAGTAATTAATCAAATCAAGTACCTGTTGCCCCGAATCGTTATCGTTCATGTTGATTTCAGCAAATTTAGAGACAAACTCTGCATCTTCCCAAAGCCCCATATTGTTGATTGCTTCTTCTAAGCCTTTGTTATCAATTTGAGCTTCTAATACTGCTTGTTTTTCCTCTAGTGTTAAGTTGTGCCATTCGCCAGTGACCCACAACAATTCTTCTAAAGAGTCCTTGCCATGCGTGTTTAAAAATGCGTCTTTAGTGTATTCGTCTGGTATTGATTCAAAGTCCACACCTAACATTTCCAACAGCTCAGCTAAATCTTCTTGACCCATCGTTTGTACGGTGGCTTGTTTCTCGGTTAGTGTCATATCATTCCAACCATCTGCTACCGCTTGAATCTCTTGAGCGCTTAATCGCACTGTTTCTGTCATGGTTTCCACTTCGTCTGAAGCTATCCCAAACATTGAAGCAAGCGACTCAATTGGAGCTAACAACCCCGAAAAGTCTAGCGTATCGATCCAATCCGTTAGTCCTGATATAGCTTTAATGCCAATCGCCGATAACAGCTCAAACGCCGGCATCAACTTGTTGGCAATGGTTTCCCTTGCACCGTCCATCGCTTGCCCGACTGATTTAAACTCTGTGGCCATTGCCCCAAAATGCTCGTTTGTACCAACTTCCGAGACCGCTTTTGCAAAGTCTTTCGATGCAATTTCACCATCTTGCACGGCACCTACGAAATCTTCCAAGGCATAACCCATCTCTTTAGCAACCTCGGCCATACCGGCTGGTGTTTGCTCTAACATGAGTTTAAAGTCTGCCCAACTTAATGTCGGTTTAGTCATAGCTTGTGTCATTTGTTGTGATAGTGTTTTCATCGCTTGTTGTGGGTTTTCTGCCGAAGCAGCCAAACCACCCATTGCTTTAACTAATCGCTCGGTGTCTTCCACACCAATTGCCGCCATTTGTCCGTACGTTTGAGCCATATCTGACGCTGAGTAAATCGTTTGTTGAGCGAATTGTTCCAAACTCTTGCGAGTAGAATCAATTTCCCCGCTTGACTTGCCCAGCATCGCCATATTACTTTCAAATGTTTGCCATGCGATGGACGATTTATTTAATTCGCTTGTGAGTGAACTGAACCCACTGGATAGCAAGCTGATTGTTCCTGAAATTGCTTTAAACACACCGAAACCAGTCGCTATTTTACCGATACTAGCTCCTACACCACCAGCTGACTTACCTAGTCCACCAACTGCCTTTTGGGCATTATCCATCGTGGATGTAAAGTTAGAATCCCTAGCCGATAGTATCGCTTCTACACTATATTGCGTAGCCATTTTATTCCTCCTTTCCGTTTGCCGAGTTTGCTATCTTGATCAACCTCAACAATTCCTTCTTGTGTTCATCAATTTCTTCTGCTTGTTCAGTTTCACCCTCTATTTTTCTAGCGAGTTCCTCATAGTCAAAAAACTTGTCGAACGAGGTATATTTAGCTTTCTGAGACTTACCTTTGCCAGTCGTGGATTGTACTGCTTGATTTAAAAAGGCTAAGTAATGCAAATCACGCTGTTTGTCGAGTTCGTCATACTGATACGCTTTAATGCGCATCTCGTACTCCGGTATCGTCATTCGTGCAATGTCATCAAACGACTTCACTTTCAAGTGTCTAACGCAATTCCAATAAACTTTTTCTAAAAACTCTGTATAGTTAACTACTTCTCGCTGTTCTTCTCGACTGTTTCCAGGAACTTGCGAGTTTTCATCCCTGTAAAATTTGACTCTTTAAGCGCACCTAACACTTCCGTAAATAAAACCTCGAGATCTTCTGTTGTTTCAACTAATTCAATTAAATCTTTTTCGCTTGCACGTGGTGTTTCTGTTCGGTTAGCTAATTTGAGTACCTCGACCAATGTTTCCGCATCGTTGTTAATTAGGTTCGGCAAAGTGTTCTCTAGCCCTAATCGCATGGTTAAGCCATTTGATGACATCGTGTGTTGTTTGTTAAGTTCCTTTAAAAAACCAAATCCGAATACGAAACTATATTTATCTAAATTCATATGTTTTTCCCCTTTTTATAAAAAAATAAAGGGATAGCGTATTGCTACCCCCTGAATCAAAGTTATTAAACGACAGGCGTTGTGTCCTTGAATGCGTATTGAACCACTTCTTGTTGCTCTAATGTCAATGTAGCGAAGCCACGTTGTGGAATACCGTAAACGGCAATGTCCAATGTGATTTCAACAGAACCCTCAGCTCCTGCTGATTTAGAAAAGCTTGTGATGATTCCCTCTTGATAAACCGCTTTAAACTTGTTCGTTACATCTTGAACCGCTTTATTGATTTCCCAGAACCCGTAAGGCTCACCAGCAATCATTGAATCCTCGATGGCATCCATTTGTACATCATCCACCGCTGATAATGCCGTCAATGACATTTCAGTAGTTGGTGTTGTTGCTGATTGAGCCACCCCATCTTTAGTGATCGTTTCTTCTGTGTCGTTTGTCATATCTTTTGAGTAATCCGTTTGATACATGATATACCCAGCCGATTTAGTAGCTTCCTCTGAAATTTTACGTACTAAAACAATCGTATCTTGACCTTTAGCAATTGCCATATTTATATCTCTCCTTTATTTGTGTGTGTAATGCAACATCAATCTCGCTCGCTTGAGCGGTGTGTTAGTTGTCGTGTCGTCCATGATGTCAACGGAACTTGAGCTAAAATCCAAATGCCATGAATAGCCTTGCGCTGTGAATTGTTTGGTATTTTCCATGACCCATTGAGCCATGTCGGACACTTGCTTTCTGTTACGCTGCAAGCCCCAAACGGACAAAATTAAAACGACCGAACCTCTGATATGAGACTTAGTCGTTTCGTGTAGTGTTTGAGTTGATTCTAGTTCTACGAATGGATAGTCGACTTGTGTCATTGGTTTGTAGTCATAAACTTTGTAACGTGGTGCGATGATTGCATACACTGAATCAAATAACGCTTGGTCACGTGTTTTCATCATTTCACCAACATTTCCATGTCGCTTTTAAACTTTTTGGATTGGAGTAGAAAAGAATTAATCATGAAACCATTAGCACTCATGTAACGCGTTCCCCAGTCCACATATCCACCATACAACACGCCATCCCTCGTTCGTCCAGTCAAACCACCGTCCGTTAACACTTGATGGATGCTACCGGCAAGCGCCCCTGTATCGACAGGAGCTAATCGTTGGGCGTTATTGGTTAGTTCAGCGCTGTTGACTTGCACGATTTGCTTGACTTCTTTCTTTTCTACGTTCTTTTTTAGTTGACCGATTAGGTCTTCTGTTCCTTCAAATTTTAGCCATGCCATTAAACAACCACCTCTTTCACAATCAACGTCTGCTTGCGTCTGAGGTTTAAGTCTTTAATCACGCTGTAATGCACGTTGTCAATCCGTACAGTGTCGAACGGGTCTTTGTATCGGTTTAGCAATCGAACGGTTAGTGCGTTTTCCATGACGTTGCCGAATAGTGCGACGCTTCGTTCACTACCTAAATCAGTCACGTTCGCCATTTTAGGGATAGCAACTGTTGCACCACCTACCCACTCGCCTTTTAACGGATCGTATTCTTCTTGACCTTTGCGAATAAAATGGATGCGTTTGTCATATCTCATATAAACCTCACCACGCCTATATCTGCATCTACTAGTTTGTTTTGAGCGTTAACCCATAAGGCTATGTCATCTTTATATTCATCTAGCAAATCGCTATAAGTTATACTTTCGCCTTCTTGGCTATACGATGCCATTCCTTCGTTCCCTTTCAGGTTGAACCGTTTTACCGTACATTCAACCACGATAAAATGAAGTTCAGCGGGTAAAGTTGGCACGCCTAACCTTAATAGCAGTCGGTCTGTGATGCGTTTAATAAAATCATTAAGTTGCGCATCTAGTGTTGTGTCCGTTATTTCTAGCGTTCGTTTAATTTCAGTTAGCATTTAACCATCCCCTTTCAAGAGGATAGCTATTTGCCATCCTCAATACGTTCTAACGCTAGTTTGTTGTGCGATTTTTCAATCGCTTTGTTGATTTCTTCTGCACGTTTGACCGTCATATCAATTTCTTCGTTAGGCTCGAAGATGCGTTCCTCTTTCAACCCGTTAAATTTGATTAACGCTTTGTACTTAGCCAATTAAATCAGCTCCTTAAACTGCCGGTACTGGTGCCGTCAGTGTAGCTTTCAAGATAGCTTTTTGGTTTTTAACTGGGATGTACTTACCGTATTTACCAGCTCCCTGTAAAGCCACGCCGTTAAAGTCTTCTGAGTCTAATACACGCGCCGTCTCGATACCGATACCGACTACACCCACACCGTCCGCTGCGAAGTAGATTTGCTCACCAGTTTCAAATGCTAAATCTTCAATTTCTTCTAATACAAAACCTTTGAAAGCGTACAGAGTTTGGTTGTCGATGTTAGCTGAAGAACTTTTAGCAGTTGTTGCTAATTTAGAGTCTACTAATAAGTTAAATACGTCTGTGTTCACATACGCTACCCATGCCACGTTACGAGAAACTTTGTTATTAACAAACGTCTTGCGTGCGTCAACAAATGCCTTAACTACTCCAGCTTCCGATAATTCGCCTGTTAATGTTGCAGACGCGTTGTCTGATAAAGCTTTACCTAATAGTCCATCCACGTGCTCAGCCCAAGCGGCACCATGTAACGCTAAACGCTCAGCCACTACTTGTGTCGGAATATCGTTAACTGTAAAGCGGTCAATACCGTCATGGAT